TAGACAGGTTCGATGGGCATTAGTGCCTTGTCGTCTTCGGTCATTTTGTTGTAATACTCTATCCATAACTCCACAAACTCCTTGCCGTCTATCAGGCGAACATTATTTTGCCTTGAAGTGGTGTGTGCGTCCTCTGTGAAGCGTCCCGATGTTACAATAATAGGTGTATCACCTTTTGCTACTCCCAAAATCTTATGTACTATATCTACCGACACGGTGTTGTTCTCACTGTAATGTTTGACTTGTACTTTCAGTATTGGCTTGGTGGCACCTAATGGGTCGGAATACGCTATTACGTCAACACCTCCGTCTTTGCCTTTGGGTGCTACGAACGGAGTATAGTAGCCCATTGCACGGAGCAATGCTGCTACCATATCTTGAAACTCCCACCAAGTGCGTTGCTCTATATAGGTTCGCAGGTCGTCATTGGCTTGTTGTTTGATATTCTCCAACACAACGGAGGCAGGAACATCATCAACTACTGCCTCCTCGTCTTTGTAAGGATCTTTGGCTACCTTGTTATTCTTCACCCACTCCGCATATAGCCGGTGGGTATATTTGAATAACTTGTTCGGTTCGGTATATTTGGTGAGAGCCTGTCGCCCTTCGTCTGTGATGCGCCACTCTCCTTTATCTTTCAAAAGCAAGCCTGCTTTAACAAGGTCAACCGAATAGTATTGTAACATAACTACCCAACGAATCTGCCCTGTTTTAGGATATATATATAGTTCCCACTCATCAAAATGGCACAGGTCGGGTAACTGTTTCCTTAACTCGCCAAATGACATAGAACCGCCATCCTGCTTATTTAATAAGGAGAGAGTGTGAAATAGCACGCGAGAAGCGAGGATACGACTACGCCCCATTTTTATGCTTTCCGGAGTATTCATTGCCTGGCTTGTATTAGTTTGAGAAGCATATCTATTTGCTCGTCTTTCTTCTGTGTCAAACGCCGCATTTCCGCAAGTTCTTCCAATTGGCGGCTCATAATATCCTGCTGTCTTTCAAGCGTGGAGAAAAATTGTTGTGTATCAGGGTTAAGCGTTACTTGACTGCCCGTACCCGCTGCAACACTTACACCATTTTGAGCAGCACTGCCAGACGAAATGGTTTCGTTAGAACTTGCGATTGCTTCTAATAGTTTCTGTGCGCGTTCAGGAAGTGGCTTACCTGTTTCCCAATTCTGAACCGTACGGAGCGTAACACCGCACATACCTGCGAGTTGCAGTTGTGTAACGCCCATTTTCTCTCTTATTTTTTTTACGTCCATATTAGTTTGATCTACTGCATTTTATCCTTTTTGTCTTTATTTTTTCACAAAAAACTTGTTCAAAAATTTTGTGGGTACGAAATAAATTCGTAATTTTGCAGCGAAATTAAAACGAAACAACTTCGCAGCAATTTCGCTATCGCTATTCGCTTATTGAAATTGCGTGCAAAGTTACACAAATGTTTTTAATTGTGCAAATTGTTTGCGAAAATAGCAAATAAAAAAACAACTAATAATAAAGCAAAAAAATGGAAACAGTGTTCAAAACCAAGTTCCAGCAAGAAAAGGAACAGAGAGAGTTGGCAATCTACACCGAGTATCAACAGTTGGCTGCCGACCCCGACAAGAGTAAAGTAGCCATCGCAGAGTATCTATGCGAGAAGTATCATTTGGCGACTATCAGTACCATCTACAGCATTCGCAAGCGCGTGGAGGGTCGTCTGAAAAGAGCAGGTCAGTTATGAAACGGACTATCACATTGAAGCAAGTCGGGCAATGGTCATTGCTTATAGTACTGGCAGTATGGGGAATGTTTGCATTTATAATTCTTGTGGGCGAGGATAACCCCGAAATGCCTATGTCGCTAACACAGTTCTTGCTATTGAAAGCAGGTGCACTTGTTAATATAGGTGCGGTTGGTATAATAGCCAAGAGGTGTAACAAGCGAGGTTGGTTGCCAGACCTTGAAAAACTTTTGACGGAGGAATGATAATGGACGAGCAGAAAATCACCCTTGAAACCATTGCCAATCGCCTTGCGAGTATTGAACAAATGCTGCAAGAGCAGCGTCAAATGATGTTCAATAAGGACACTCTGGATTTTGACGAAGCGGTAGCATATACCAAGTATAGCAAATCGTATTTGTACCGACTGACAAGCAGTAGGAAGATACCGCATTTCAAACGTGGGCACAAGGTATTCTTCGATAGAAAACGGCTTGATGAGTGGCTACGAGGAGTGTCAATTAAATCGCAAGAGGAAATTGAGAGCGAGGCAGAAACCTATTGTGCTACGCACAGGTAATATAAGAAAACAAAGAACAACCCTAAATAACAATTATGGCAAACGAAATCATCGAAGTAAAGTCGGTTGATGTCATTCAGGCAATCGACCGTGCGGAGGTAGATGTGCAAATCTCCACCGCTAAACAGTATCCGCGCGATGTAGCGCAAGTGTTAAACAAAATTCGCACCTACGGACAGATGGATGTCGAAACGGCAGGGGAGTGCTTCTATTCGCTTCCTCGCGGCAACAACAGTTCAGTGGAGGGTGTCAGTGTCCGTTTTGCAGAGATAGTAGCAGGAGCGTGGGGCAACTTGCGTGTCGCCACTCGTATCATCGGCAACGACGGCAAAACCATTACTGCCCAAGGTTTAGCGCACGACCTCGAAACCAATCTCGCTGTCAGCGTCGAGGTCAAACGTCGTATCACGGACAAGTATGGCAAGACCTATTCGGAAGATATGCAGGTCGTAACAGGCAATGCTGCGAGTGCCATAGCATTTCGCAATGCAGTCCTGAAAGTAGTACCGAAAGCCATTACGAAAAAAGTGATGGACGAAATCAAGCAGGTCGCTATCGGTTCGACCAAGGACATAGCGAGTCGCCGGAAAGCAATGCTCGATTATGTCAGAAAATTCAACATCACGGAGGAACAGGTGCTATTCTTCTGCGGAGTATCAACAACAGAGAATATCGACAATCAAATGTTATTCAACCTCCGTGGAGCACTCAATGCTATCAACGAGGGCGATTCGACCGTGGAGGGAGTATTCATCACACCTATGATTGAAGCTAAGAAAGCGAAAGCAGCAGCGAAGAAAGCGGAGACGGCACAAGACCGTGCAGCGCAGGCTATGGCAGAGAACATCAAATAAGGAGGATATGTTATGAACCGTACAAGACTAAAATTTAGCAACCGTCAGGAGTGGCTCAATGCCCGCAAAGACGGTATAGGCGCAAGCGAGGTGGCAAGTGTAGTAGGTCTGAACCCTTGGGAAACACCCTATCAACTATGGCGGCGTAAACTTGGTATGGACGCACCGCAAGAGGAGAACTTCTATATGAAAGCAGGGCATTATCTCGAAGACGCGGTGGCTCGCTTCTATTCAGACGCAAGCGGACGTGAGATTATCAGTAGCAGTGCCGATGACTTTATGTTCATCAACCCCGACAAGCCGTTCCTCCGTGTCAGTCCCGACCGCACATTTTGGCTTCAAGATATGGCACACAATGATGACAACAAGGGTATTCTCGAATGTAAGACAACACAGAAGACCGTTGACCCTGACGACCTACCTAAACATTGGTTTTGCCAAGTGCAGATGAACCTCGGAGTGGCGGGTTACGAACAAGGCTCGCTTGCGTGGTTATGCAGCGGTCGAGAATTTGGCTATAAGGACATCACCTTCGCGCCAGATTTTTATGGTTGGCTCGTGGAGGAGGTGGAACGTTTTTGGGTTGATAATATCTTAGGCAAGAAAGAGCCTGACGCTATCAGCGTGCAAGATATTCTGACCAAGTACAACCGTCATACGGACGGCAAACAGGTAGAGGTTGGTGATGACATCTATGAAGCCTACAAAGACCTCAAAGACCTCAAAAAGCAGATTGCTGCAATGGAGGAACGCAAGGAGACTTTGGAGGGCAGACTGAAAATGGCATTCGGAGACGCAGAAGCCATCACCTACGGAGGTGATACGCTTGCAACTTGGAAAGCACCAAAACCATCAATGAAACTGGACACCAAACTGCTCGCAGCGAAATATCCGAACATTGTTGAGGAGTACACCCTACCTGTTCAAGGTGCAAGACGCTTCCTCTTGAAGTAATTTATCAGCCGTAACATTATGACCCCAACAACAGCACACATACGGCTTTATCAATCTATAATGGCTCTGCGCACGGCAGCAGTTGCGGAAACGGACTGCAACGCTAATGCTGTGGCGTGGTCAAAGCCTACACGCAGAGCCTGTTTTTCAATAATGATAACATTACGCGAAAATCAGACAGAACCTATCGACAGGGCTATTCGTTTCTTCCGCGAGCCAAACCCGAGTCCATCGCTCATCGTACTGCCTACCGCATGGGGTAAGTCAATACTGACCGCCTAT